ACGGCGGACAGCTTGTCGAACGGGATGACGCGCGTGAAGTTGCGCCCGCCGTTTCCCCAATTGTCGAGGAGCGTCACGGACACCTTGTTAACCTTCTGGATGTAGGCCCAGCCGCCGCGCGGGCTGGCCCAGCACTTCGCGCCGCCGCCTTTCTCGGGCGTCGTCTTGTCCGCGGCGGTGCCGCCGGCCTCGGCGAGCATGGCGCGCTCGTAGGCGAGGCGGTTTTCACAGTGCGCGCGCCAGCGGGCGCGGCGCTCGGCGGGGCGTACCTCGTTGGCGGCGACGGCGGCGATTACGTCGTCAATGCTGACGGTCGGAACGCCCTTGTAACGCTCCTCGACGGGGAGGCGCAGCAAGTCGTAGGCGTCCCAATACCCTTTCCCGCCGTCCTGGGGAACGATGGCGCCGGAGCGGAACCGGCCGGCGATGTAGGCGGCGCGTTCCTCGCGGGTGAGGGTGGAGCCATCCGGGCGGGGCTTCCATTTCTCGGGCTGGTCGATGAGGGCGAACGCGCGCAGGGTGGCGGCGCTCTCCTTGTCGGCGCGGTCCAGCTTGCGGGCGTCGGCCTCAATGGTCTTGATGCGGCGCGCGCGGACGGCGGGGAGTTCCTTGTACTTGGCGTGGCGCAGGGCGCCGGCCGCGCGGTCGGTCCAATACTTCGATGTCTCCCACATTTTCACGGCGCGGCGCATGCCGTTCTCGATCTTCTCGGCGTCGCGCCGGGCGTGGCGCTCGGAGTGGTGTCCAACGAGGATGGGTTGACCGAACGGAATCCCGTCCGCGATGGCGGCTACTGCCTTGTGCGCGCTCGCGGCGTCCGCGGCGCGTTTGTCGCTGTAGTTGTCGAAGCGCTCGGCGCGTTCCTCCGCGCGCTCGGCAAGCGAGGTGTCTTCGTCCGTGATCTCGCCGGCCAGTTCTTCGCAGAGGTCGGCGCGCTCGGGCGTCCATGCGGGCGCGACAAAGAGGTCTTGTTTCGGTGCCCAAATGAATCCGGCCGCGCGGACGCGGTCGTAGAGGTCTTTCGGTAGGCGGGTCGATGCGTATAAACGCAGCTTGTTGTCGTCGGGTGAATACGTCGCGGTGATGGTCATGCGCTCTGCTCCTTTCTCGGTTGGCAGTCGGTACGGCAAGCGGGACAGTGAACGGCGCAGCAAACCCCGGAGCCGGCGTGGGGCTCGGGGCATGGCGCGCAATTCGGGTTAGTGGGTTCGTGCTTGTAGGCGTCGGCGACACACGGCGGCGTCATGGTCTTCTCTCCTTTTGTCTGACGGCTCGACTCCTGCCCGCCGTGGCCTTGCCGGCGCCACGGCGGGCACGCATTCGAGCTATCGGACGGCGGCGCGGGCCTGGGCGGCGGGGCGTCCGTGCGCGGCGGCTTCGTGCGCGCGGTACGCCGTGAGGATCCAGTCCTTGACTCGCTTCACGTCAGCGGAAAGCCCCTCGGTGCTGCGCAAGTAGTCGAAGTATCGGCGCTCGTTACCCAGGCCGAACGCGCGCGAGGGGAAGGTCACGTAAACCTCTCCGTCCGCGGACCGCCACAGGCTGAAGCCAACGAGTTTCATGTTTTCGAGTTCTTCCGAAAGGATGACTTCGGCGTCACAGATGAGACGCTCGGGGCTGTTCTGGTGCTGGATGAATTGAACGCGCATTGGTTTGCTTCTCCTGTTATCGGTTCGCGTTGTGCGAGCCGTCCGAATCTGCCCGCGCGCCACGGTGGCGGGCGGGCAGTTGCGGGCGTCTCTACTTCTTGTGCGGCTCGATGGCTTCGAACGCGGCGGCGATCTCCTCGGGCGTGGCCTTGGCGGTGCGCGTCTTGGCCTTCTTCAACCATTTCTCCATCATGGTCAGTTGCTTGACGACACGGCGGGCCAGTCGCTTGATGTGCCGGACGTGTTCAAGGTCGAATTCAATTTCGGATGCGGGGCGGCGGCGCTTGGGCATTAGTCGATGATCTCCGCGACGGCGCGCAGTTCCTCGTCGGAGTAGTAGCCGGACAGGACGGCGGCGGTGCCGTCGGCCTCAAGCTCGTTGGTGAACCAACAGACGGAGTAGGCGTTGGGGTCGGTGGCGGCGGCGTCGGCCAGTTGGCGCGTAGCCTTGCCGTAGGCTCCGAGAACGGCGTGACGCTCCTTTCCCGCGTCGTCACTGTCAACGGAGTGGGCTTTCTTGCACTTGATGAGCATGGGTTTGCTTTCTCTCCTTGTTACGTGCGGCTTTTGATCGTGAAGACTTCGTCACAGGCGTTGCACGTGGCGTCGAAGTCGTCGGAGGCGGTGCGCACCTTGACGACCGGATCGCACGCGCACTCATACAGGCGCATGCGCGAGGTCTGCTTCTTCTTCTCAACGAGGGCGAGGGGCGCGTGTGGGAACGGACCAAGCTGTGCGGCGAGGGCGCGGAGGCGCTCGGCGCACTCGGGGCTCGGGGTGGTGGCGGTCCAGGGCTTGACGAGTCCGAAGGCGCGAGCCTTCTCAATGAATGGCTTCTTGTGGCCGGCGCCGGGCGTGGCCGCGTGGCAAAGCTCGTGCGCGAGCGTCGAAAGGAAGTCGAGCGGATCGGCCAGCGTGGGACAGAGGAACATATGCGCGCGGCCGTCCGCGGACAGCCGGCCGTCCCAGCACTCACCGATCCGGCGACCCTTCTTGCCGCTGCGACCCTTGGGGAATCCAACGGACACGTACGACGGCGGGGCTCCGATTTCGGGGGAGATAATGGCGGATGCGGCGATAAGCCAGTCTTCGCGCGTCGCGTGCGTGGCGGGGAGGATGATGGCGGCGGCGCTCATTCGGTGGGCCTCGCCGCGTTGATTGCTTCGGTGGACGTGGAACCCTCTCCGTAGAGGGATGGGAAGCGTTCGCCGCGCGGGATGAATCGCGCCCGGAAGGGCTGCGCGACGGTGGCGGGCTGTAGGACTTCCCACAATCCGCGGTCGGTGGTGATGTCGAAGCCTAGGGCGTTCGGCCACGGCTGAACGTGGGGCTTCACAGGCTGTGCCGGTAGCGCAGCAAGGCGCGATAGATGCGGCGCTGCTCGTCCGACTCGAAACCGCGGCCGTTGCGGATGGTGATGCCGGGGCGATAGCCGGCGCGGGACAGGCGGCAGAGGATCCGATACCCGCGCGAGGTCTGGCCGGAGTGCCACCGGACGCAAAGCAGGTAGAGGGCGCCGTACAGGTCGAAGCGGTCGATCATGCTTGCCTCCGGAGGAACGCGCGCGCGCCGTCAAGGGTGACTTCAGCGAGGCGCGAGCCGTCCCACGTGAAAAAGCGCTTGTCCGGCTCGAACGCGCGGGCGATGCAGTCAAGCTCGCGCGTGCTGTAGAGGGGCTCGGAGGTGTTGCGGTACGTGAGCGGGCCGGAGGTGGCGGCGGTGGCGGCGATGATGTGCGTTCCACACGGGCGGATGATCCAGACGAACGCGGGCGGGTTCTGGCGCGCGATGAAGTCGGCGTCATGGTCAAGGTCGGTGCGGAAGGCCACCGGCCACCCGATGCGCTCGGCCTCGGCCGTGATGGCGCGGAAGGCGGGCGAGTCGGAGGTCATGAGGGTGTGTCCGCAGTTGTGCGCGCTCATCGGCTGGCCTTCTTTCTCTTGGTTGCTTCGGAGTGTCCGCAGGCGCCGCACAGCTTGTAGATGATTCCGACGAAGTGGGCGATGCGGTCGAGGTTCTTGCCGTCGATGTACTGGACGTGTCCGCCACATCGGGAACAGTTGGCGCGGCGGCGGTTGCGTTCTCTGAGTGCGTCTCTCTGGTCCTGGTCCATGTCAGTAGCCGTAGCCGGGGAAGGGTTCGGAGCCGTTGCCGGTGTCGCAGCATCCACAGCAGGGAGCGTCTTCGCACCGGCCGCGCGGGCGCGAGGGGTAGCGCGACGCGCGGGGCGAGTTCTCGCCCGCGTTCGCGTGACAGGTGGTGCCGTACACGCGCCCGCGGCCGTAGAAGCGGGCGCGGGAGCCGGCGGGGAGTTCAGCGCCACAATCGCGGCAGGTGGCGGCGAAGCGGAGTGTGATGGTTGCGGCCATTAGCGGGTGCCTCCCAGGATGTCCGCGGCCGTCTCTCCCGTCTCTTCTCCCCAGCACTCGCGGGCGGCGAGGCGCTGCCCGCTCATGTTGTAGTCGGCGCCGCACTCGCAGGTGTTCGTGAAGCCTTCCAGGGTGACGGGGCGGCGGCACGCGCAGCGGATGACGGCGGGGTCCGTCCGGCGCCATGCGTACGTGTGAACGTACGGCGGCTGGAAGGTGGCGGAGTCGGGGTGTGTGCCCGTCAGAAGCTCCATCAAGTTGACGGCGGCGAAGTCGGCGAGGTCGGCGGACACTCGGCCGTCCGTGTCGATGGGGAAGGCGTAGCCGGAGCGAGTCTCGCCGATGCGGTCGAAGACGAGCGAGGATTCTGTGCCTTCGTGGTAGGTGCGGCGTTTGATCCAGTTCACCATGTGCTTTCGTTCTCCTGTGCCGGGCCAAGTCCCGGAGGGTGCCCACCGTGTCAGGCGGGCACCGTCCGGACCTTGGGTCAGCGCTTGCGGAAGTTGTCGAGGATGCGGGCCAGCGCGACGCGGTCACCGCTGTTGATTCCGCGCGCGATCAGTTGATCGGCGAGGATGCGCGCATCTTCGGAGATGGGCGCGGGGTGGGCGAGGTAGAGGATTGCGTTTCCCAGCATGTTGAAGGCGCGCGCGGTGCCGAGTTCGCCGGCCTCGCGGATCTCGTCGCGCTTGGCGTGGAGGATCTCGACGGCGGCGTCTGTGGGGTCGGTGTCGAGTTCGGGGCGGCGGCGGGCGCTCACCGGGCCACCTTGGCGGCGCGCTGCGCGAATTCTTCGATGGTCTGTCCCCAGGCGGCGCGGATCTTCGCCTTGTTCGTCGCGTCGGCGCTGAACCAGAGGCGCGCCAGCGCGTGTGCAAAGGCGCTCGTGTCTTCTTCCATGAGGCGGAAGGCGTGGTGTTCACGGTCGGACTGCGACCAGAGCGACGTAGGCTCGACGGCGGGCGCCTGGGCGGCGGCGGGTGCCACCTTGGCCTTGGCGCAGGGGTAGACGCGGGCGGTGAATCCGGCGGCACCGAACGAGCCGCCGGGGAATCCGTCCGCGGCGGGGTGTTCGCTCTCGTCTGAGAACTCCTCGGCGAGAACGGCGAACGCGGCGGCGTCGGCGCTCACGGCCTCGACGGTGTGGGGCTTCTCGCCGGGCACCATGTTGTAGTCGCGAACCTTCCGCGGCTGGGCGAGGTCGCGACAGTCGGCGGCATGGATCTCGAATTCGCCCGTCTGCGAGTTCAAGGGGGCGGCGTAGGTCTTCTTGGGCTGCTCGTGTTCGCCCGCGGCGCAGCAAGGCAGCATCAATTCGCGGTGCCGCGGGTGCGTCGGCTCGTAGCGGTCGTCACGCTTCGGCGTCGGCTGTCCGGCCGGCCGGCCGTGGTAACAGGCGTCACCCGTGAAGGTGCGGCCGCATGCGGGGCAAGTCGTCTTTCTCATGTGCTTTCAGTCCTTCTCAAAGTGCCGGCGAGCGGCCGGCGCGCTTTATCGTGTTCCGCGCCACCGCTCAGAGCGGGTGATGATCCGGCCGCATTCGTCGCACCGGAAGCGCTGAACGATCCGCAGTCCTTCGGAGTGTTGGCCTAGGCGCGTCAGCGTGTGGCCGGCGCCTGTGTGCTTGCACCGTCGTGTGCGCGTCTTCTTCATCGCGCGCTCGTCTTGCGGGCGGGAACGAGAGCGGTGCCCGTGGCGTACTTCGATTCGGTCACTACGGCGCGGCAACGGAGGCAGCGCGCGGCGTGGTAGTGGCGCGATCCCCAGGCGTAACCGGGCACGGTCTTCCCGCAGAGCGTTTCGCGGTTGCCGGCGGCGTTCATGTGCGTTGTCTTCATCTGCTTCTCCGTGCCGCGATGGAATTCCCGGCGCCCCCAATGTAGGGCCGAGCGACACGGTATTACAAGAGGAGAGTTTCCCGAAGATGTAAAGATTTGTTAAACCGCGGTATTCGGACCTATCCTGTCCTGGCGCGGTCGGACCCTTGAGGAAGTCGAAGGAAGCGCGCAGGAAGGGCGAGCCGATGAGCGAGGGCGAGGAAGGGAAGGAAGGGCAAGAGAGGGATCCGGGGGAATTGGGGGAGCCTGAGGGGGAAAGGGGGGTTTCTCTCCATGTCACCGCGGCCGTTGACGTGCCTTCGTTGACGCCAGTTGCGACGGGTCCGGAGGCGGCGTCAGTGACGGTGCAAAGTCCTGAAAAGGTCCCGGGGCCGAAGCGCGTACGGCGTCTTCTGAAGGGAGTGAATCCGCGTCACCGGAAGGCGGCGCGGTTGCTTGCGCAGGGCAAGCGGACGGGCGAGGTCGCGGAGGTCGTTGGGTTCGGGCCGGCGTACCTTTCGCGCGTGGTGCAGACGCCGGAGTTTCGGGCGGAGCTTGACAGGAATCTCCGGCAAATCCAGGCCCAAGCGCAGCGTCTCATCGCGTACGGTCTGACGCGGAGGCTTGAAGCGGTGGACCCTGAGGCGGCGGCGCGGCGTCTCACGCCTGGGGGCTTGCCGGAGCCTCCGATCTACACCGCGCGCGAGGTGGCGGACGATGCGCTGTCACCGGCGCTCATGCGTGCGGCGGGCGTCTCGGAGCGCGTGAGCTTCGACGTTGACACGATGATAGAGCGCGAACTGGCCCGGATCCGGGGCGAGCGGCCGGCCGAGTAGCGCCGGCTCCGGCCAGGTCGGACGCGCCCGCGGCCGGCCTCGGCGGTTGTCCGTGTCCTAGCAGGACACGCCAGGATGGCCGCATCTTACTGTATGCGCTACTGATCCGCCCCCAGGCAGCATGCACCATGCACCAAGGATGCACCAAGGCAGGGGCGAGGGCTCGTGTTCGGCGGGGTGAGGGGCGCGACCTTGCTTGGGACCTTGGTCCTAACGGTCGGGCCGGCCTCGGGCTCGGGCTCGGCCAGGGGCTCGGCGGGGCGGGGTGGGCGGGGTGCCGGCCTCCCCCGGGGGTGCCCCCGGTTTGGGGGTGCCCCTCCCCCCTTATTGGAGTCCCAGGAACCTCGCCCACGCCCACGCCCGCCCACGCCGCGCACACCCGACCAGGACCATCCGCCACTCCCGCTCGCCCGCCAGTCTCGCCCGCCCACGCTCGACGGCGAGCATGTACTCGTACTGCTCCTCGATGCTCATGCCCCTCCTGGAGTCCCGTTCCGTCCGACTGTCACTGACGTTCCACGTGGCACTCACCCATGGTATACGTCTGGTCAAATGCCTGAAGTCTTCCGATGTACCGCGTGTGATTTCGAGGCGCCGTCCTTCGGCCGTCTGCACGCTCACGTTCGAGAGACGGGCCATGGATGGGAGGGCGATCCCGCGAAGGTCGCGGAGTTGCTTGCTGACCAGCACCGCCACCACTGGCAACGTCGTCGTGATGGCTGGTGGTGCCCTGACTGTACCGCGGTGTCGTACACGATGGAGCCGCCCGACGACGACCCGCCCTACCTCGGTGCCGGTCCGTTCGCTGGCTTCGTCTTCCTCCCCGGCACGGACATCGCCGGCCCCGTCCACGAAGGCTCCCCGTGCATCGTCTGCCACATGCCCGTGGAGCCCGGCACGGGCGCGCAGGCGATGCCGCCGCTACCCGCGCTTCACTCCGCGTGCCTTCGGACGATCAAGCTCCCCTGACGGGAGTCCCGTTCCATACGTCCTGGAACGCCGACCGGAGCGCGCGCAGGAGACGCCGGCACCTTCGCAGATGCGCCTTCTGGCGACGGGGCCCGATCGGGTGCCACTTCCCGCTCTTCGTCCACACGTAGCCGGGCCGGAAGTAGTGGGCGAGCGCGCGGTCGATGAGTTCGTCGGCATTCACGCCTGTCGCGCGACGAGGTCCGACTCAACGGTCCGCCACTGAGCGTCCCCGTCTTCCTGGAGTCTCCGCGCCATCTCCAGGAGCACGGAGCGCGGGGAGAGGGCAAGCTCCCACCGGCGCGCCGCGAACTCGCGCACGATCTCCGCGGCCGTGGGGGAAAGGTCCACTTCGCGCATTCGTCCCTCCTCGTGTGGCACCCCGCCCCAGGCTCGCGCCGGGGCGGGGCGATCGTGGGCTACCAGGGCTCGATTTCGATTTGCCCGCTGTTCGGATCCGGCACCGGCGCGTCCTTCGCCCATGGGTCAATCTCGATCTGACCGGACAGCAACCGGATCACCGCCAAGAAGAACCTCATGTCTACCTCCAGCGTGCAGCCAGTCTGCACGGCACGGAAGGTAGCCAGTCTGTATGCAAAGCGTCAATGATACGCGTCATTTACAACGTAAAGGGAATTCACTCATGGGGCACGACGATCGGCGGCGGGCTGACGTCGATCGTGAAGCACGTGAGCGGCCGGTTGGGCTTTCCGTCCGTGTCCCTGACGGGCACCGTCCGCGAGGTCTGAGTCCAGAAGGCCATCGCCGCCTCCGTGCTCTCGAACACGCGAGCCCGCGCGGGATCCGCCGTCAGCGAGAGCTTCCCGTACCCCGCGTCGTTCTCCTCGCTGTTGTCGTAGTCTTCCATCCACAGGTTGACGGGCTCGCCCCCTTGCTCGATGACGAACATCACGACGTCCGTCACCGCTTCCGTCCCTTCACGTAGTCCTCCACTTCCCGCGCCGTCTTCTCCGTGACGACCAGCTTGGAGTTCGGGTCCTCGTCGTCTTCCAGGGCCCTCACGCCGCACTCGATACAGACCTTCACGGACGGCTCCGGGTTGTGCGGGCGCCAATGAATCGGTACCCCACACTTCGCGCAGACGCCGTACTTGTCGTCGTCGAACCTGCCCGGGTTCCCCCACTTGGTCGGCGAGCAGATGACGAAGAGTTCGTCCGGTTTGTCGCCCATCACTCCCCCGAAATCTTCCGTGCGCAGGCGCGCAAGCTCGGGGCGGTCGGGATCGGGCAGCGCTGCGATGGCCCGCGCCACCTTCCGTGCCTGTTCGCGCAAAATCTCGAGCCCGGCCTCCGCGGACACGTTCGATGTGGGCACGCCGGGAACGTCCGGCGGACCGAGCATGGCGGCGAGTTCCCGCTCCAGTTGCCGCGCGATGTAGTCGCGGTACATACACCGCGGGTCCTCCGGCTTGCACTTCGTCGTACAGCCGCATCCGACTTCGCCGCAGGAGCCGCACACGGGGCACTCGTAGTCGTCGATGGTGTTTTCGTCGGCGGCGAGCGGCCGTTCTTGGTCGGAGCGGAACTCCGCCGCCGCCTTCGGAGTCGGTGCGGGAATGGGCCAGTACGCCTTTTCGTACTCCTCCGCGTCACACGCGAGCCGGTGGAGTTCGAAGCCTTCCGCCTTCGTGAGATCACCCTTGTCCATCAGGACGTTGATCCTTGCCATCGCGTCCTTGTACTGCTCGTCGGTCAGCATGGGGGATTCCTCCTCTCTATGCGGATCGCAACCGGATCATGCCGTGGCGGTGGTGACAGTGTCCACGGGAATCGTGGCGGATAGCCGAGCCAGACGGAAAAAGGGGCCCCCCTCAATCGCATGAGCATAGGTGGAGTGTCCTTCGCGTCCACCGGAGCGCGCGCCTCCACCACGGCCTCCGCCGCTCGACACACTCGCACTTCACGACGACGACGGTAGGCTCTGTGACGACCACGCGGGAGTCCGGTTGCGGCTCGCCGGGCACGTCCACGGGCGGAAGGTCGAAGGGGACGGGCGAGACAACGACAACCGGGGCCGGATGCTTCTTCTTGGCCGGCGCGGCTGGCGCGTCCAGGGCGAGCGCAAGCAGGAGGTCGATCAGCATGGGCGCCTCCGTATTGACGCCGATGATACCGTCACTGACGTGCCCTCTCGACGAGAGGTTCTAGGAAGCCTTTTTGCCCTCGCCATCTTCCCCCCGCTACAGCGGTCCAGGGTGGCGTCTCCGAGAGCGTTCGGGATTCGCGGCCTCGTCGATGACGGCACACACCGTTGCCTTCTGCACGGAATCTCGCGGACGACGTACCCGCAGTTGAAGGCCAACATCACGCGGACGCCGACTGTCTTCCTGAACGAGTCGCTCCTCCGCCGGTACATGGAGCTTGTCCGATGACGTGCCCGCACGAGCGGAAAGAGCGGTGCCTGTTCTTCGGTGGCGCCTGGCGTTTCGTCTGCCTCGCGTGTGGCGCGGTCTTCGATGCCGAGCCCTACGTCCCCGTCTGGCGAACCCTCGTGGCGCTGTCGGAGAGCGTCCAGGCGCCTCACCGTGGGCCGATCGGCGGCGGGCCCGTCTCATAGAGCGTCCGGCTCGTCCGGACGCGTCCTACGGCCGTCACTGACGTTCGGGAAACTCTCCACTGGAACCGGCCGGCCCGGCTGTCGTATGCTTATTGCATATGCAACACCTCATGTCGGCTTTCTACCACGGCCCCGCCGATCTTCTCTGGCGCGATCATCCAAGCTGGCAGGGCCCGCGGTCACTGACCAAGGCGGAGGCCGATGCCGAGCGTGCGGGGAAGGCGCGGCCGAAGGCGCTCATGCACGTCTGTGCCTTCTCCATCTTCGCGGAGGGCCCGACGCCGTCGAACCAGGACCCCATTGATCCGCGCTCGCGGCCGGCTCGCGACGATTACTACGGCGAGCTACACGCCGCGGGCGCCGTTCGCCTCATGGGCGTGGCCGAGTGTCGCTTCTGCGAAGAGACGTTCGGCACCTGGCTCGCGAACCACTACCCGGAGCCGCGGAAGGGCCCGCGGTACCAGGCCATCGTCGCGCCCGCGGTGTTCCACTGATGGACCGGAAGGAGCCGAAGCAACTGGCGCTCACCTTCGCGACGTCCGTCGTGATCCCGGCGCTCGACGCTGCGCAGCAGAAGCAACTGCGCGAGGCGATCGACGGCCCGCGCCCGTCCGACGTCGCGGAGTGGGTCCGTACCCTGCCTCCCGGCGGGACGATCCACTACGTCCCCGGCAAGCCGAAGGCGGCGAACTAGAGTTCGACGACGATCGGCGGGCGCGTCGCCTCGTACTTGTCGTCGCACGTGACCGCGTTCACGAAGATGGTGCCCTCGCCCTCGATCATCCCCGGGTGAGAGTGGATGTGCCCGAAGACGTGAAGCCGCGGGCGAATCCTCTTCACGGCCTCCAGTAGCTCCGCGTCCCCCACGTGGCGGACCATGCGCGTGTGAAGGTCGAGGCCCGTCGAGTCCAGGATCCCGCGCGGGGGCCCGTGCGTGACCAAGATGTCGATGCCGTCCGGTAGCCTCGCCCAATGCTCCGCGCTCGTCCGCGGCCCGCTGCCGCCCAGGAGAAAGGGCCGGTCACCCTCCGGGCGCCGGTCCTCAAGCTGGAAGGCCCAATCGTAGAAGCGGGGCGTCCAGGGGGAGCCGAAGATGCGGAATCCCGCGATGGTCTTGATGTCGTCCTGAAGGTACGTGATCCCGTCGTAGCCGTCGCCGAGCGCCAGGCGCGCGAGCGCGAGGTCTTTCTGGAACAGCTTGTCGTGATTGCCGGCGATCACCACCTTGTGCTTGTGTGGCAGTTCCGCCAGTTGCTCACCCGCGGTCTTGATCTCGCGGAACGTACCGTTGCACGTGAGGTCGCCCGCGTGAATCAGGATGTCTCCATCCGGGATCGGTGGGAGCTTCACCGGCACGTGCGTGTCGGAGATACAGACGATTCTCATTTCGCCTTACGTGCCTTCTTCCAGTCCTGGATGGCTTCGCGGGCCCACTGGCATTCGGCCTGATGTTCCGCGCCCGGGTACTGACTCTTACCACACCAACACGGGCGCAGGATGGTGCCTTCAAGGCGGACGTCCATGAGCGCGCGCACGAGCGCGTCGCCGAGTTCCGTCTGCTCGTCGTAGACCTTCAGGAGTTCGTGGACGGCGCGGCCGAGTCGTTTCATCATCACCCCATCGTCTTTCTCACGGCGTCCATGAGGTCTTCGTACCGCCAGAGGTCGCTTTCGCCGGGCGCGCGGAGGCGGGGCGGCGACCGGACGAGCCGGACCCGCTCTCCGCTCGCGGCCTCGAACGAGACTTTCCAGACGGTCTTGTCCTCCTCCGCGTACTTGAAGGCTTGAGCGACGGTCCGAAAGTACCGGAGGCCGGTTTCCTCGGAGCGAACCTGGACGCGTTCTTCACTCATCGACGAGGTCCATTCGCTCGTACGCGTGACCGCCGCGGTGTTCGGCCGGGAGCGGGCAGCGGAAGAACGCCCCGCAGGCGGGCCCGCCCCTGTCGTCCTGGCCGTAGCTGATGCGGCCTTCCGCCCACGCGTGCCGGATGGAGATGGCGACGGGATCGACGAGCGACGCGTGCTCCACGTAGTCGCTCTCGACGAGCCCGAGCGCTTTGAGCGCCAGTAGCCGCGCGTCGTGGATCGTCACTTCTTCCTCCGCGCCTTCGCCTTGCGCGTCTTCTCGCCGGACGTCCACGCGTCCACCACTTGCGAAAGGGTCGTGGGCTGCGCCTCGCCGGGCTTGGTCGCGGGCGTCTGTTCGCCGATGTGGTGGGCGAAGAACGCGTCACCCTGATTGAAGCGCAGCGGCCGGTCCGGAAAGATGTCTTCGAACGTCTTCGGGATCTCGTCCGCGCGCGCGGCGTCGTGAATGCGCATGCGGAACGAGAACAGCGAGTCCTCGCGCACGCCCTCGAACGGCACTTCCTTCGCCGTGTCGTTGCCCTTCAGGCGTTCCCGCTGCCCGTAGCCGTACACGCCGGCCGCGAACATCGCCGTGAAGGGTTTCTCCGCCGAGCCGAATCCGCTCCAGACGATCAGGTACACGCCCTGTTGCGGGCCGCGGAAGGCGTAGATTTCCACGTCCTTGTAGCGGAGGCTTCCCGAGTTCACGGTGAGGAGCGGGAAGACGCCATCGCCCTCCGCCTTCTCGAACACCTGGATCCAGTTCTTGCGGACGCTGACGACGACACCCTGGGGCGAGACGAAGACACCGTGGGTCGGCTCCTTCTTCTCGTTCCAGGCGATCGTGTCCCAATTCGATAGCGCCATGGCACCTCCGGCGGTAGTCCCGGCGGGCCGGTAACGGCGACCCCGCCGCTATCGGCGCGTGATTCTCAATTCGCCCCGCGCCGCCCCTGATGGCCGACCCGCCGGAATGGGCCCAGCTTACACCTACGTTCACGGATAGTCACTGACGTTTAGCGTCTTGACAGTGGGCGCAAGCTCGCTCTGTGGGTGCTTCGTCACTGACGCTTCGGGCGCGTCGCGCGTTGTACCTGCTCTGCCGTTTCTCCGGGCACCGTCTTCATCTCTGCCGCTGGTGCGAACCCATCCGGCATTCGAGCGGCCGGATGTACCGCTTCCGGAGATGGGGCGCCTAGCGGTTCATCCCTTGGAAGGGCCCTTACCGCAGTTCGCGCGGACGCGGGGCGGCGCCGCCCGGTCCCTTCAACAAGGACGAACCGTTGGCGAGAGGACAGCAGGACCGCACCGGGAGGGTGTCCCGGCACATGGCGACGACGTGAAACCCACTCGTCGCGTCGCCGCGCGATCTCGTAGCCCTGACCGGCTGGTAAGGCCCCTTCGAGGGGGTGAGCGCCCAGTTCTGGTACGGCTGGGGGGAATGTCGAAGCCAAGCCGATGCCCGAGAGCGCCGCGAACAAGGTGGGATACCAGAGGGCTCATAACCCAACCTGGCCCGTGTGTCCTGTGGTGGTCCACGGTGCGGTCCCGAACGGTCGGCATGGGCATGGACCTACCGTGGAGCTAGCCCCTCCGCCGCTCATCCTCTCGGACCGTTGGGACCAGGACGCGGGGCGGCCTCCGCTCTGTCCTCAGTGCGAGAAGCCGCTCACGTCGTTTCGCAAGGGCCGTTGGATCTGTCGGAAGTGCGGCTACGTGTGGCCCTGAGTGATCCCCTTGTTGACTCCGACTGGCGGAGTCTTCCCGACCAGGCCAAGCTCGCGCTGCTCGCCAAGCTGCGCAAGGTCGCGCCGCTCCCCGGCGCCGCCGCCATCCTCCGCCGTGATGATCCCGTCGAGTTCTTCCGCGATGTCCTCGGGTGGGAACCGAGCGAGGCCGCGCTGCGCCACGGCTACACGGATCCCATCACGCCGGACCAGCGGCTCGTCGTCGAGTCCGTGCGCGACAACCGGCGCACCGCGGTACCCGCCGGCCACGGCGTAGGCAAGACGTTCCTCGTCGCCGGCACGGCGCTGTGGTTCCTGCTCTCCCAGGAAGACTCCATCGTTCTCACCACAGCTCCCACGTGGAATCAGGTGGAGTCGATCATGTGGCGCGAGATCCATCGCGCCCACCGCCGCGCCAAGCTGCCGCTCCCCGGCACGCTGAATCAGACCGAGCTACGGCTGAACGAACGATGGTTCGCGCTCGGCCTGTCCACGGACGACTCGTCACGCTTCCAGGGGTACCACGGCCGGCGCATGCTCGTGATCCTCGACGAAGCCACGGGCGTACGTCCGGAGATTTGGGAGGCGATCGAGGGCGTGACCGTCCGGCCGGACGATCGCATCATCGCGATCGGGAACCCCACGGATCCCGTCTCGGACTTCAAGGCCGCGTGCGACTCCGGCCTGTGGAACGTGATCCGGCTCGACTGCCGCCAGCATCCCAACGTCGTCCAGAACGATCCGGAGATCATCCCGGGCGCGGTCACGCGGGAGTGGGTGCAGGAACGCGAGATCGAATACGGCGGCGAGAACTCTCCGCTCTTCCAGGCGCGCGTCGCCGGCATCTGGCCGGATCAGTCCTCGAACAGCCTCATCTCGCTCGCGTGGGTGGCGCAGGCGCAGACGCGCCGCGTTCCGGATCCGCCGGACCGCCGCGGGGTCGCGCTCGGGCTCGACGTCGCGGGCACGGGCGATGATCTGACCGTGCTGTCGAAGGTGGAAAACTCGAGGTGGGACGTCGCGCATTGGCACACGGGCAAGGACGTGATGGAAGGTGTCGGCGCCGTGCGGCGCGTGGCGATCGAGACGGGGGCCCGCATCCTCGTCGTGGATGACACGGGCATCGGCCAGGGGCTTTCCGCGCGCATCCGGCAGATGCAGCGCGAGGGGCAGTTCCCGACCGGGTGCCGGATCGTCGCCGTCAACTTCGGCGCGAGCGCGTGGCGCGAGGACTTGTACCGGCACACGAAGGACGAGATGTACTGGTACGCGCGGGAGCGGCTCCGGCTCCAGGAATTGACGCTACCCACGGACCGCGAGCTACTCCGATTGGGCCTCCCCCGGGGCTCGTCCGTGGTATCTCAACTGACCGCGCCGATTTACATGCAAACAGCAACGGGCAAGATCAACGTCCTGGACAAGCGCGACGGCAGGGAGGACACGAAGACGCTCCCGACGAAGAGTCCGGACTTCGCGCACTCGTGGATCCTGGCGTGTTGGGCCTGGCAGTTCCTCCGGTCCGACAAGCGGGAGGAGCCCGCGAAGACGACGCAGGAGATCCGCTCCAGGGAGTTCCACGGTGACGTCGCCAAGCGGCTCAAGGAACTGGCGAAGTTCGGCGCCCGGCGGGAGCGGCGCCTCAAGAAAGCGAGGATGTGGTGAGGCTAGCTCGGCTGGGAGATCAGGAACGCGAACAGCAGGAACAGCAGGATCGCGTAAAAGCCCCAGGGCTGCGTGGACGCCCAACGGCGTACATTGCTCATCCATCCAATGTGCATGTTGCGCGGGGAAAAGTCAACGATTGCCTGTGTAACTGCCACGATTCCGCCTACAGGAAGGTGTTCCGCGTCCGTGAGCACCGGACCAACGTCGGCTGTCAGCGGGCCCTCGTGCGCGAGGCGTGATGGATCGGTCGCTGGAGCACGCGCGCATGCTGGTGACGCTCCAGAACTGGACGACGGACGCCCGTATCCTTGCCGCCGCTCTCCGGGAGGGGCTCGCCAGCGAAGCCGGCCTCCTGGCCCTCGGCCACGCGGCGGAGCATATGGACGAGCGGATGGTGGCGGCGGCGCTGTACCTGTTCATGAAAGACAAGAAGGTTCGCGGCGAGGTCGTGAAGCACGTCCAGGGGGAGCTTGGTCCGTCAACGACGTACCGTCACGCGGCTAAGTCGGTGCGTCAATTGAGGGACTATATTCTGCTTGAATATTTTCGGACGGAGGGGATACAGTAAGCGTCACTGACGACGGAGGCCCCCATGGCGACCAAGCGCGACCTGGCCCGGTTCGCGGCGGAGATGGAAAAGGCCCGGCCCTCGTGGGCCCGCGGCGAGTGGGACAACGAGCCGGACCGGGTCGAGTGGGCGGACGAGAAGACGGGCCTCCCGTGCCTCGTCGTTCGAGGGCCCCTCGGCGCCCTTTGCGGGTACGTCGGTGTTCCGAAGGGGCACCCTCTGTACCGCGTCAAGAGGGAAGCGCTGCCCAACCTGGACGTCCACGGCGGGATCAACTATGCGAAGCGGGGTGTCTTCGTGATCTGCCACGCGAAGCGGAACGATCCGCGGTGGTGGCTCGGTTTCGACTGCGGGCACATGCAGGACTTGGTTCCGGGGTTCGAGCCCATCATGAAGCGCGTGGACGCGGAGATGGAGGCGAAGGGGATTGGGCCGGCCAGGTTCGGTCCGGATCTCGCCGGCATGTTCGGGCGCCACTACTGCTCCGTGGACTTCGTCAAGGCGGAGTGTCGGCAGCTAGCCGCGCAGCTTGCCGCGATGAAGTGAGGATCGCCGATGCCCACTGGACGCCGGCCCGCAACGTCCTCGAAATCGAGTGCGACTGCGGGAAAACGTTCGAGCACCCCGCCGACCGCGCCGCCGTCCGATGCCCGCACTGTGGCCGATGGCGGAACCTCTTCAAGCTCCGGTGGGAAGAACTCCGAAGGATGGACGTCCGAGCGCGACGTGGAGTTCCGGGAGTGGCTCAAGGGCCGGCCGGCGGTGATCCGGGCGGCGGCGACCGCGTACCCGCCCAACGTGTGCTACCGGGCGAAGAGTAACGCCGGCCACTACGTCATCATGGGGTACGCCGAGCCCGTGGGTGATGGTGAAGTGACGGTCCGGCTCCTGCACGGCAAGGACAGCTACGGCGCGGGGCATCAGGTGTTCGGTGTGTACGTCTCGGATCTCGTCCCGTGCGACTGCGGCAAATGGGACATGGCGAGCGCGGAGGACCTGGAGCGCTCGGTGGCGCGGGCCATCGCGATTCTCGTGGCTCCGAAGTCGGGGACGATCCATTGATCTACGTGTGGTCGGACACGCACTTCAATCACCGCGGGATCATCCAGTATTGCGCACGCCCATATCCGGACGTGGACGCGATGAACCTGGGACTCATCGAGCGGTGGAACAGTGCCGTGAAGGACACGGACGACGTCTATCACCTGGGCGATTTCGGGTTCGGGAACGAGGCTCGCCTGGCCGTCATCTTCGCGGCGCTGCGCGGGCGCAAGCACCTTGTCGTCGGGAACCACGACGAGAAGAACCCGAAGGTGTTCAAGCTGGCCTGGGAGAGCACGGAGGATCTCGTGACGCTGCGCGAAGAGGGCGTCCGCGCCGTCGCCTGTCACTATCCGATGGAGACGTGGAAGAACGCGCACCGCGGGTACCTGATGCTGCACGGGCACTCCCACGGTTCGCTCAAGCGGAAGATGGCCCACCGCTTCGACGTTGGCGTGGACGTAGAGCCGGTGCCGGTGAGTCTCCAGGCGCTCGCGGCGCGAGCCGCGGAGGAGCCGTTCGAGGTCACGGACCATCACGGGCGGGAGATGTGAGGACAATCAATATCAAGGCGCTTGGCCGCGTGAATCGCTTCGACCGTACGATGGAGCGCTTCGTGGCCTTCATCGAGCACTTCGGGATCATCGGTGGCGGTGGGTGGAATTCGAAGAAGCAGACCGCGACGTTCTACATGGATCTGCACAAGCCCGGCTGTTGCGCCAAGATGCCCACGCTCTCGCGACTGACGCCGGATATCCGCGCCAAGATTGATGGATGGCTGGTCGGGCGGGGCCTGTCGGTGCGGTGGTCCCGCTGACATGCGTAGCCTGACGATCGTCTCTGGCGGGCAGACGGGCGCGGACCGCGGCGCGCTCGACGCGGCGATTGAGCTTGGCCTTTCCGTGGACGGCTGGTGCCCGCGCGGCCGTCGCGCGGAGGACGGGCCCGTGCCGGCGGAGTACCCGATGCGGGAGACGCCGTCGAATCGGTACGCGGAGCGGACGACGTGGAACGTGCGCGACTCGGACGCGACGCTGATCCTTCACGCCGGGAAGACGGGTCCGGGCACGGCGCTGACGGTCCGCCTGGCCGGCCGGCTCTCGCGCGCGTACCTCGTCGTGGACGTGCGCGAGCCCGAAGCGAAGAGGACCGTGAAGGCGTGGATCGAGGGGCAGAAGATCGGCCGGCTCAACGTCGCCGGCCCGCGGGAGAGCGGCTCGCCCGGGTTGCAGGATGCGGTCAAGCGGTTCCTCGTGAGCGTCCTCGGCGGGATCGTAACCCGGTAGAAAATCCCGAATTACCTTGACAGGGTAAATTTCCCGCGCGTATCCTCGGCCAAAACATGGCCGAGTGTCCAGGCTGCGCAGCGCTAGATCGGGAAATTATCCTTCTTCGGGAGGAACTCACCACCGTCCGGACTGAGCGGCGGGAGCTTCTCGACCGGATCCTCGCGCTCGCGAATCCCGCGGTCTACCGGACCATGAATCCACAACTGACCGCGTCGAGTCCTGGGAGCGCGCAGAACGCTCGTCACTCGCCGCCCCGCCCCAACTTCCCCGGGTTCACTCCGAACCGGCGGCCTCAGTCTCCGCAGTCCTCGCAGCCGGCGCCGGCTGCGCTCGCCTTGCCGCAGGCGGACGGTAGCGGGTAGTGCCGCCCTCTCGCGTCGTGATCCCGCCGAAGGGCTCGAACGCGGGCGTGCTCCGCGATTTCCTGGACCGGCAGATCAACCGCGAGTCCGTGTACCGCGCTCGGAACATGGAACGGATGGCGCTGAATCTCTTCTACTACTACGGGCGCCAGTGGATCGAGCCGGACACTCAGGTCGATCCGCTCCGCGGGTTCACGTTCCGCGACACGTACGCGGGCGGCTACGAAGAGATGCCGCGGCCCATCTCGAACCATTGCGCGCCCGCGGTCGAGAACGAGGTCGCGCGGCTCGGCAAGCTGGAGCTACGGCCCGACGTCCGGCCGGACAGCAACGATCCGAAGCTGGAGTCCGCGTCACGTACGTCGAAGGACGTTCTTCTCCACCGGCTCGACGAGGAGCGGTGGCCGGAGATCCGCGACCTGGGCACGCTCGTGTTCGTCGTGTGCGGGACGCTCACGTACCGCTCGTGGTGGGACCAGAACATCTACAACCTGAGCATGGTGGTCGCGCCGGAGGCGGTCCAATGCTCGAATCCCGAATGCGACTTCCGCCTGTCCTCGCCGACGATCGACCGCGAGACGCTTGGCGCGATCGACTCCGAGACGAAGGAAGCGCGGACCACGGAGATTCCGGGGACGGAGCCGGGCGAGGATTCCACGTTCCTCGTGAACGAGTGCCTCCAGTGCCAGGACTCCACGCCGATGATGCCGGCGACGCTGACGCTGGAGGACGCGCAGAAGAGTCCGGACACCTTCGGCCGGCCGCTCCACAGCTTCACGCCGCGTGGCGACACCGCGCAGGATCTCGTCGTCCCCTTCGACTACTACCCGCCCAACGGTGGCCTGGGTGTGGACCCGCATACGTGCCGGGCCCACTACCAGGAAACGCCGCGGGACATGGACTGGATTGATGCGCGGTTCGAGAACGGCCAGCAGGTACAGCCGGAGAACCCGCAGGAGATCATGCGGTGGCATCCCGTCATGGGGGAGTGGGGTTACCTCGGCTGGTACAACGTAGACGCTGACCGCGGCATCTTCGACAATCACGCGCTCGTTCGGGAGGCTCATCTACAGCCGACCCTGGATCATCCGCGCGGCCGTTCGATCATCATGGCCGGCGACGTTGTCCTCCTGGATGACGACTTGATGATCCCGTTCGAAGACAGCTCGGGGAAGACGCGCTACGTGGAGCGCGTCCGCTACGACTCCGCCCGCTACAAGACGCGCGTCGGCGAGTTTTGGGGCCTGGGCATCATGGACGACATCGTGAGTCCTCAGAACCGCGTCAACGGAATCGACGCGCAGATCATCGAGGCGCGCGAGCGCATGGGGAGTCCGAACCTTCTCGTAACTGAGGGGATGGAACTCCGCGGGCCGGAGTGGTTCAACGACTACGGCGCCGGCAAGATGATGACGTACGCGCTCGATGCCGGGAATCCTCAGGCGAAGCCGGAAGTCTTCGGCTCCATGCTCATGCCGGAAGGGGTGTACCAGGAGCGGCAGAACTGCATCGAGGATCTCCGGATCATCGCCGGCAACGTGGACGTCCAGCTTGGCAACGCCCCGAAGAACATCTCCACCACGAGCGGCATCCAGCTTTTGAACGAGCAGGCGAACGAGCGCCGCGGGCCGCGGGCGCGTGCGCTCACGGGCCTGTACGAGCGCCAGTGGAGCCACAAGCTCGAACTCATTTGGGCCCTTCGCCGCGAGCCGGCGTACTACGAGGTCGAGGGCAAGAACGGGAAATGGGAGACGCGGCAGTTCCTCGGCACGGACCTTCTCGGCCAGACGCGCGTGAAGATCCAGGCGGAGGGGACCTACGATTCGAAGTTCTACCAGCGCGAGGCGGCGCGCGAGGCGCAGGCGGACCAGCTATACACGGTGGACAGTCCGCTCGCCCGCTACCGTCTCCTGAAGCTCCGCGGTCTGCCCACGGACGTGAACGAGGAGCAGAACCTTCAGATCACGCGCGCGGACCAGGAGTGGGTGGACTTCCGGGACAAGGGCATCGTGCCCGTCATCGACACCACGCTGGACGATCACTCCATCCGCTTCCAGGCGCTCGGCAAGTATCTCCTGACGGATGACGGGATCGACATGCGCGATGCCGTGGGGTTCCCGGCGATCCTGCGCGTCATCGTTGGATGGCAGGAGGAGCTAGCAAAACTCGAGTCCGTGGACGCGATGATGACCGGCTCGCAGATGGAAATGCTTCTCCCGCAGCAGCAGGCAGAGGTCCAGCAGAAG